CCTGAAGAGCATATAGCTGCTTTAAGTATGATGTCTGGATCATCAACAACAAACGCATGAATATCACTAGCAACAATGCTGCCAGGATATTGGTTGTTGAATGTTAGCTGTTTTGTATTAGGGTCGGTATACGAACAACCCATGAAAACACCTAATGTCCCAGTGGCTGGGAAAGCGGATGTACTTCCGTCACGTTCGATAGTTCCGTCGTTTACACGCTTCACTAAGTCGCCTTTTCCGATAGCTGTGCCGTAATTGCTAGCTATCTTCATTTGTCGAGTAGCACCTGTGTAGGAACGACCACCAATCAAACCAACGGGTACTAGCCCATAAGGGGCATCGATAGTTGGATAAGCCATAAAAATAGTCTCCTGTTAAAATTAATTGCCTTTGCCAAAAGTGACCTTAGTCTTCCGTTCGTTAAATAACGGCATTCTAGGGTCGTTTTCTCGCATGAGGTTGTTGTCTACTGACTTCATCTGATTATCGGTCTGAGACTTATAGTACGCAGTCCTCTGATCTTTAAGTTCAGTTGGAGCCTTACACAGCATTAGTCCCCCTATTACAATGTTATCTTTGAACCGTTCGTTCTCAATAGTTACCAAAGTAATTTCTGGGTGATCCGTTGCTTTTACTGGTTCCCAACCCTCACGTAATTTGGAGGAAACATTAGTGGCATCGACTTGACCTTGAGTGCTTGTTCGTATCCAACGGTACGTATATCCTGGCTCTGGCGTAGGTGAAGGTAACGTTTCGGGTCGCTGCCAAGCCTTCTTCTGTACTGTCTTCTCACGAGTTTCAAGTTCTCTGTTGATTCTGTTTTCAGCCATTATTCTTTCCTCATTTCTTCTGCAACCTTTTGGGCGTATAATTCGATAGGTACTCCTAATCGTTTCGCTATGGCGACTTGTGTTTGCGTTAGCTTTACCTTTTTGGGTGCTACGCTCCGCGTTGCGGGTGCAACCACATTAGCCTGTTTTTTCGGCTTTTCAGCCTCTTCGGTCTCTGCAATCTCTTCTTCGAACTCATCTGGGAAGAGCTGCCGCATACGAGAATCGATAGCCTCGTAGTATTCGTCACTCTGCAAATCAACTCCTTGCTTGGCAAGTTTGTTGTGCAAGCCCAGTGCCAGACTTGTCATCTCATCGTCTGTACCGAACCAAGTGTTCTTTTTTGCCCAATCCTGCGCTCTTGGATCTACAGTAGGAGCAGTAGGTTTAGACTCTTCTTTACTTTTTACCTCATTAGATTCTTCCTGTAAAGCGGGAATCTTTACATTGTTTAACTTGTCAGCCTTTATCTTTGCACTTGTTAAACTTTCTTGTGCAGTAAGAATAGCGTCTGCGTCACCTGCTTCATACGCTGTCTTGTATGCGTTCTTTGCTTGGGCAAGCTCAACTTCTGCTGTTTTCTTAGCTTGTTCAACAAGAGCTGTCTGATTCTTGTTAACACTACCTTTTAGTTTGTTGTTCTCATCCTGTATGGACTTTACAAACCTTTCCAGCTCATCACGCTCTCGTATAGCGGCTTCTTTTGCTCGTCTTTCGTCGTGATAGCCCTTACCTAAATGTTTTATCCGCTGTTGAACCTGATCCGAATATTTCTTAAGCTCCTCTTCAGTAATCTCTTCAGGTGGTGTAGAAGGTTTACGATTCCTGTCAGCTTTCGGTGTATCATTGACAACTTCAACTTCAAGCTCATCTTTAGGAGCAGCTTTCGCGCTTCCTTTATCTTCTGCTCCGTTAGCTTTTGGTTCATCTTTTTCTTCTTTCTTACCTGATATATCAACCTCTATAGCACTAGAGTTCTCTATCTCTATATTTTGCTTCGCTGCATCCGCGTCAGGATCAGGGAATGAATATTCTACTTTTTCAAATGCCATTTTTTACCTCTTATGCTCTCGTGATACCACGAGGATCTGCTACTACAGCCTCTATAGAATCATCGTTTAATAAACGATACTCTTTTCCAGCTACCTTAAACCGTGTTCCGCTGTTTGCTCGAAACATGACAAAGTCACCTTCTTTACACCATGCGCCATCAGGAAACCGTTCTTTGTCTCCGTACGCCCCGTCTCCCATGTCTATTACGAGTCCCATGATAGACATTATGTAGTCATGATGTACTTCTTTATCTGTTTTCAAAACGCTAGTATTCCCATACGTCTTTTCTATTTCAGGCAAAGCTATAAGCACTCTATACCCTACAGGTCGTGGTAGTTGCTGCTCTAGTTCGTTGTCCGTCAGTTTTACTGCTTCAGTCATCGTCACCTTCCAGTTGTTGCTTCGCAAGGTCTCTAATATGTGTCGCGCTGGATCTTAGACCTCGGATCAACCCAACGATTTCCCTATAATTAGCAAAATCTTTTGCCGACCCTGCTTCTAGGAAACTTTGTGCAGAAGCTATCTCAGCTTCGATTCTATCTACTAAAACGTCAAATACTGTCTTTGCCACTAACTATCTTTCTGTAATCTTGTTGCTTCCAATACAGCATCTGCTTGATCTTTCTTCTCTTTACGTTCTTGTTCAGCCTTTTTAATAGCTATATCGGCTTTGTCTTTCTCAGACTTACGTTGTACTTCTTGTGCTTTGATTTGTAACTCAGCTTGTTGCATTTGTACAACAGGATCTTGTGCTTTCTGTTGTGCCTGTTGTTGTGCTGCCTGCTGCATGTTCTTCTGCGCTAGTTGCTTACCTGCCTTAGATATCATTCTAGAAAGATTCACTTCTATCTCTTCTGGTAATTCTTCGTTTGGTTTTGGTAGTTCAACACCTAACTGCTCCTCCATATCTTTTCTGTACTTATACCCAAGATGTTCAGCTATATGCGCCTGTAATCCTGCCATAATCTGTCGTGCCTGTGGGTTCTGCCCTATCATCTGTGCTATTACAGGATCTTGCATAAACGCCATATGTGTAGATATATGTGCGTCATGGTCTTGGTAAATGAACGCCTTCATCGGTTTGCCTTGTAAAACAGCCATATTTTCACTTATAGGATCAACAGGCTTGAGGTCATCCTTAGTTGGTACAAGTTTCTCTGCGTTCTTCACCCCAAGAACTTCTATCATCTGCCTGTGTAACTGAGGCAGGTCATATATCTGTGGTGCAGTCTGGGACATTTGGAGGCCTGCTTGATACTGCACCACACGTTGTGCCATCGTAGAGCTGTTCGGGTCTGATACAGGTATAACGTCAATCATCATATAGTCAGATTGTCTAGCGGATACGTCACCTCTAGTCGGCACATACGCATACTCGGCAGGTGCATACTCTGCCATGAGCATCTTTAACATCTTGAACTCTTGTTTCATGGCGTAATGCACACGTGCCTGTACAGCTGCCATTGGTTTGAGGGTTCTTTCTAACAGGGCGAGTGTTGTTCCTACAGGAGCGTTAGCTGACATATCGGATATATTCATATCACTCACAGCTCCCAACCGACGACCCTCATTAGTTATATCTTTCAACAAAGCCAATAACACTTGGCTAGGTTCTTTGTACGGCAGTGGCATGATGTTGTCGCGTATACTGCCCGATGGTACGTCAACATCCCTGAAAGACCCAGGCTCTATCGGTGTATCATCTCCCTTGATACGCAAGCCTCTTGACTTTAGACCCCCTGGAAGGTTTGCCAATGTGCCTGCGTCTACGAGCTGACGTATGATAGATGTTCCTGCTTTTGCGTAACCCCCTATGATATGTATCAATCCGAGACCATAGAACCCAAACCCTGGGGTATATACGTAATGCACAAAATGCTGTCTTTTCAACATTAAGGCATCGTCAGGGTTCCAGTTACGTCGTATGGCTAATACTTTGTACGAGCCACGCTCTATAGATATTATGTACGGTTTGGCTATACCCTCATCGGAGTCATCAACGCCATCTATAATTATGTCTGCGTGTACCTCGTATATGCTGTATCGGTTGTCGTTTGTAAGAGAATATCCCCCCTCTTCTGCTTTACGCTCCTCTATATCACTGTGGTATGCCTGTGGCTCACCAAGATCCACATCTACGTAGAACCCACTAGCTTGTAACTTCTTCAGCTCGTTCTTTGTCTTTCGCATGACATGTGTTACACGTTCTGCTGTCTCTATGTGCGATGCGCCATAAGGTACAATCACATCTTCTGCGGGTACAAACACCGCTACCTGCCGTCCCATGTTCGGATCGTAATACACCTTTTTGAACCCAGACCCTGCCAGACCAAGGTTGTAGAGCAAACGTTCGTGTTCAGACCGATACTCCACCATATTCTCTGTGAGCTGATAGTTCATGTCGGCTTTTACACGGTTAGAGGCTTCCAACTTCTCACGGGTCTCTTCACCCAGTATCTTTGTCTTTACAGGCCCCTGTGCGGGAAATGTCTCACTCATGGTTTCTGCTTGGAATCGTATAGCTGCTTCTGCTAACACGTTAGAGTATACACCACAAGCTCCTTCCCAGGGTTCGGTACGTTCTTCATACTTAAACCCCAACACATCCAGACCACGAACAAACGTGTCTGCCCATTCTTTACGGCTTTCCAAGTCAGAATCTATATTACCCAATAGTTCATCAGCCACAGAAGCGAGTTGATCGTCCTCCATATTCTCTGCAAGGTTCTCATCAAATGCCCCTGTGCCAACACCTTCAGCATCAGGAACTATGGTTATCTCCATACTACCATCATCTAGTGTAACCATGTCAGGGTTTACTATCTCAACTTCTAGTTGTCCTGTCTCCTCTTCCTCCACCCCTTTAGGAGCTTGGAACAATCCTTTTTCTACAGCCATCAGTAGTACCCGCCTCTCCTATGTTTAAAGTATTGCACTTCTTCAGGTTCATCACTCGGCAGTCGTATAAACCCGCCCTGTCTAAATCGCATCAACGCCATGACGGTGGAGTCAACCAAGTCATCGTGGCTCATAAACGGAAACCCTGCTATCTCTTCGATAAGCTCCTCTGCCCATCGTGTTTCGGGAACCCAACACAGACCTGATGACACAATGTCGGTCACGGAGTTAAGTCTAGCTAGCTTGTCACCAGATCCCCTGTGTGGTGTGTATTCCTGTATAGGTATACCCATTCTCCTCATTTCTTGGTACAGAGCAGTTCCTGCACTCTTTTTCTCCACGATGAACGAGTCAGGCTCCCACTCTTTGTATTCGTTCATAGCCAACTCTTTGAGTTCGGGAAACTCCAACCGTCGTTTTATGCTATTTAACAATATAATGTTATAGTTGTCCACCTCTTCATTCAAAAACACACCCCACGTCGTCAAACCTGTGTAGTCCGCACGGTTGTGTGTTTCTGCGGCTGCGTCCAAAGACATAATAATATATTCACATATCGGTGGATCTTCCTTCTTCCACATCTGCCACCACTCACGTTTGACCAGAGCAGCCTCTTCTGCTGTCGGTTCCTGCTGATACTGAGCGTTCCATTGAAACACAGGCATAGATGCTTTCGTTCTGAGCAGGGCTTCCATGTCAAAGAACTCAGGCCACAGGGGTTTCTGTGTAAGTTCTTTCGTCTCCTCATCCTCTATGTCCAGTATGGCGGGAAACTCTACCACCTCGTACTGGTCAGACCTCTCGTTGTTTGCCATATCCTTGGTAACACGTCCTGTTAGGTCGTCCATATGCCAACGTGTCTGTATGATAGCTACCCGACCTCCAGGCATTAGACGTGTTCGCGCACCGAATGTGAACCAGTCGTACGCTTTCTCAAAGACTTCAAAGTTCCCGTTTATAACATCCTGCTCGGAATGGGGATCATCAACGAGCAAGAGGTCAGCACCACGTCCAGCAATAGAAGAACCAATACCACACGCATAATATTCACCTCCTGAATTTGTATTCCAACGTCCTGCCGACTTAGAGTCTACAGCCAGAGCCACCGTCGGAAAGATATCTTGATACGTTTCTGTAGCGATTAAGTTACGCACTTTACGTCCAAAGTCCACCGCTAAGTCCGTGGTGTGCGATACCATCATAACCTTCTTGTTCGGGTTACGTCCAAGAAACCAAGCGGGGAAC